ATAAGATACCAAAAAATAGGTTATAAAATGTCTGCCGAAGAATCACTACAAAAAATTGAAGGTCTTTTAAGAACTGTTCTTAGAGAACAGGGAAATTCAAGCATGTTCGCCGATCCAGTATTGGCACGCAAAGGCGATGGAATGAAGGACCAGTCTGAGCGAGAAAACGAAGCTTTGTTGAAAACCCTGCGTGATATTGAGAAAGGTGATATGCAGAATCAGAAGCGGTTTTACAAAGAGATGGAAAAGAATATCAGGGAATCTGGTGTCAAGACTATCAAATCTATTGAAACTGCCGCAGATGTATTTAAGGCACAAGATCAGTCTGATGCCCTGAAAATATTGGCAGGTAAGCTTGAAGACGCCAAGAAAATAAAGTTTAAGAACAAAGAAGAAGCCGATGCCCATTTTGAGAACCTTTCTGATATAGCAAAAAAGACAGGTATTAACCTTGATGATTTTGGGGTAAAGGTAACCACGTTTGCTAAAGCCGTAAAGGGTGGCGCGATAGAAGTTACACATGGGTATAATAATGTAGATAAGGTTACTGGAGTTGTTGTAGAAGAATTTGAAAACCTCGATGATGCAATCCAACGTAGTACAAAAGCCCACGACGAACATACCGAAAGAATGAATGCTGTTAAAGGAGCATTGAAGAAATTTGGTGGTATCATAAAATCTGTAGGTAAAGAGTTTTTACGTTTAGGTGAACAAGAAGCACGCTTCGCACAACAAACTGCAACCGCCGACGCTGGATTTATTGAAGGTGTCATGAAGATGGGCATCTCACAAATAGAATACATGAAGATTCTAAAAGATACCCGTGTTCAAAATCTTGCAATGAATTCAGCTGGATTGGATTTTGAGGGTTCTCTGGCAGCGTCCAAAGAATCATTGGAAGGGTTGACGAGTAGTTATGGTGAAGCGGCTGTAGTTGCTGGTAAGTTTCATCAGAACATGTCAAATATTGGTGTATCGCAAGCTAACCTTGGTGATGCCGTAGCACAACAAACATTATTGTATGAAAAGAATTATAGGGCATTGGGATACACAGCCGAACAATTTGCAGATCTATCCGCAGAATTGATTAATGATCAAGGTATGCGCTCAACGTTATTGTCGTTACAAGAAGATGAGCGCAAACAATATGTATTGGGTATCCAGCAGCGCATGGCAGAATATCAAACAATGGGATACACTATTGAACGTGCCAAAGAGTTAAATCAAACCTTCCAAGCATTGAACAAAATGAACCCCAAAGAACGTATGAAGCAAGCAGCAAAGCAGCGGGCGATGATGGGTGCTATGGGTATGGGTGCTGAAGGTGCAGAATTATTTAATCTTCAAACTCGCATCAGAACCATGAAAGGTCAAGAGAAGTTGGATGCACAAAAACGCATAACAGAAATTAACCAACAAGCAGCATCAAAATTTGGTGATATGTCTGGTTCTGGTGTTGGTCTTGGACAATCAATGGCTATGCAACAAATGGCAGAAAGTACCGGCATGACAGAAGTGTTTGAAAAATTTGAAACTGATTCCGCTGAAGGCAGAAAGATTGATAATCTCTTATTGGATGTAACAAATGAAATTCCTGAAATATTAAAAGGCATTCTTGGTGCAATGGATACGTTCGGAGCCGCTAAAGGTAGTGCAACGTCCTATCTTGGAGTAGCAGCGGCGGTGGGCATTGCTGGCATCGTCCTCAAAAAAATGGGCGGTGGTATGCTTTCGGGATTGACGAAGAAGATGTTCAAAGGCGGAACTGCTGGTAAGTTGGTTGATAAGCTGACAAATCCTGGTAAGCTGTTTGGTGCTGCAAAAAACACAGCAACTAAAGCTGCTGGTGTTGGTGCTGTAGGTGCAATGGGAGCAAACGCAGGACCACAAATGGCAGAAGGTGCTGCTAAGGCAGGTGCTAAAAACACAGGTAAGATTGTAGGAAAGGCTGGAATAAAATCAATGATCAAGAAAATTCCAGGTATTGGATTGTTGGCTGGTTTGGGATTTGCAGCTGGTAGATTGATGGATGGTGATATCGTCGGTGCTGGTATGGAAGTAACATCTGGTGCACTTAGCACCATACCAGGTTTGGGCACCGCAGCTTCATTTGGTGTTGATGCAGCCCTTGTTGCACGCGATATGGGTATGACGCCAGAAGAAGTCAAAACCAACAATATATCAGCAGAAGAAGATGCTTCGCCTGTTTACAATTCAACAGAAGAACAAGAAAATAAAGTCATGAACGTTCAACAACTTTTGGAGCAATTAAATGAAACCATGGAGAACCTAAACGCATTCTTACAAAGAAATGGCGAAATCTCGACCAGCCAAGCCAACGCAATGCACAAGGTTGCTAAGAATATGAACGATCAACAAAGAATGTTTGCCCTTCCCGGCGCAAGAACCGCTGGTTAAAACCAACTATAAATACATTCAACAAATAATTAATTAGGAACGCGACATGGCACAGGCCGGAAATTACACAAGTTATTTTAAAATTGTAACCCCACAAACGGGCGCTACAAAGATGACCGACTCCCAAGAAATGGGGGATGCTGGTGCATATAATAACTACACATGGTATCAAAGGTTAATTCAGGGTTCCGCATCAAGGATGACGCGTTATCGTGAATATGATTTAATGGACAATGATATTGAAGTATCCCGTGCATTAGATACGATTGCTGAAGAAATGACAGGCAATAATCCAAAAACAAAAGAACCTTTGAAATTGGACATCCTTACAGAAGATGAAGACAATGTAGAGAGTACTGCGGTATTAACATTAAAAGCAACGCTACGTCGTTGGGGTCAAATGAATAATTTCCCACAACGTCTTTATAGTACTGCACGCTTAATGGTTAAGTATGGTGATGTATTCTTTAGAAAGGGTGACAAGATGGGTGACAACTGGCAGTTCATTCATCCCAAGAATGTTATCGCTGCTGTTGTATCTGAATACGATGTTACTAAAGTTGTAGCATGGCAGATTAAAAATGATATAACCAAACCAAAGTCTGGTGGCTATTCAATGCCATTGGGTGCGAAGCAAGATACTCAACAAGAAACTGAAATCGTACCAGCAAAATCTATCATCCGTTTTTCATTGAATGATGACATGTCTGATACACAACCATTTGGTGAATCTATTCTGCGTGCCATTTATCGTTCACACAAACAAAAAGAATTATTAGAAGATGCTGTATTGATTTACCGTATCCAGCGTGCACCCGAACGTCGTGTATTCTACATTGATGTTGGTAAGATGCATCCTGGTCGTGTTAAGCAGTATCTCGAAAATATTAAGAATGAAATAAAGCAGAAAAAGATCCCTACTATGAATGGTGGTCAACAACAAGTTGATTCGGTATACAACCCACATTCAATGTCAGAAGATTTCTATTTTGCCCAACGCCCAGATGGTCACGGTTCGCGTGTTGAAACATTGCCCGGCGGTCAAGGTCTTGGCGAATTGTCCGACCTTGAATATTTCCAACATAAAATCTGGCGTGGTTTGAAGATACCAGTATCTTATATGCAGGAACAAGCAGATGGTGGTTCTATATGGAACGACGGTAAGGTTGGCATCGCATATATACAAGAACTTCGCTTCTCATTATATATAGAACGCTTACAAGCATATATGGAAAAGGTATTGGATGCTGAATTCAAGGACTTCCTACGCAAGTGTAATATCCGTATTGATGAAAATATGTATCGCATACTGTTACCAGAACCTTCTAACTTTGGTAAGTATCGTCAACTTGAATTGGATAGTCAGTTATTAAGCTCTTATACTACAGCTGATGGTATCCCATACTTCTCACCACGTTTCACTATGAAACGTTACTTACAAATGACAGACGAAGAAGTTATTACCAACGAACGCCTACGTCGCGAAGAATTGGGCATTGACCCTGATTCTGAAGATCCAGAAGACCTTAAACTTCTTTACGGTGGTGAAGAAGCCAACGCCATGGGCGGTGGTGGAATGGGCATGGGCGGCGGCTTTGGTGGCGCTGAATTAGGCATGGATGGACAGCCTACTGGTGAACCAAGTGCTGAAGAAATGAGTGGTGGTACTGGTGGTCCGCCACCAGCTGGTGGTAACACCTCATAAAAAGTTGATAAATATATTGAAACTTATAAATAAAAGGAGAAGATTATGTCTGACAAAGAGCAATTAGATAAGATGCTTGACAACATAATAAAAGATAAAGGTGAACAAGCAGAAGTTCATTTCCATGATTACCTACAAGGTAAGATGCAAGATGTATTGTATGGAAGTGCAGAAGAAGCCGAAGAAGCCAAAACTGATAACGATTAAAAATTTAAAGAGGATTTAAAATGGATAAGGGTAAACGACTTGAAGCAATTCAAAAAATGCTTGAATCATTGATTAAGGAAGACACAGAAACGGCTAATAGTCATTTTAGTGAATATGTAACAGCAAAGACTCGTTCTTTGATACTTGGTGATGTAGAAGCTGAAACAGACGACGGTGAAGCTGTTGTAGAACAATCTAAAGAAGCAGCATTTTCTAATTCTGGAACTGTTATGGATGACGACGTTAAAGGCGACATCAAGTTCAAGAATGGTGGTAAGAAAACACTTAAGAAGCATGGTAATTCTTCTAAAGAGTTGGACGACAACATCAAAGGTAACATCAAGTTTAAGAATGGTGGTAAGCAACCTGCTAAGGTTCTGGAACCAACACCTAAACCTGCACATTTCGACGATGGTCGTAAAATGAAGCTTGGCACAACAGATTAATCATGGAAAACTTTAACGTTTCAGATACTGTAAGACTATCGCAACATTTTAAAAAACGTTTGACGCGTATGCAGGAACGCAATAGATTTCCAGTGTCCCGTGACGCTATGAATGATATGAATGATATGGTGGTTGCACAGTCAATAGACGCAACTGGAACAGTTGTAAGTGTTGATGTACCTTCAAGGACAGTCGTAGTAGATTTTTCTGGTACAACAATCAATGCTAAACCACCAATGATCGACAAGGTATAAAATAAAAGGAATTATTATGAGTTCACAACTACTATTTGAAGAACTATCACCATCACAAGCAGGATTGATAACTGAATCCAGCCCCGATGGTCAAAACACTTGGTTGAATGGTATTTTCATGCAAGGTGGTATAAAGAATCGTAATGGTCGTTTATACCCTATTAATGAAATTGCTGCTGCTGTAACATCAGCTCAACAAAAGATTAAAGAATCCAATGGAATATTTGGTGAACTTGATCATCCACAAACACTATCAATTAACCTTGATCGTATTTCGCATGTTATAACTGAAATACGGGTTGAAGGTCAAAATGCAATTGGTAAGGCAAAATTACTTAGTACCCCAATGGGTAATATTGCACGCGAACTTGCAAACTCTGGTGTAGCACTTGGTGTATCCTCTCGTGGTGCTGGACAAGTAAATGAAGATGGTGGTGTAACTGGTTTTAATTTTGTAACAGTAGACATTGTGGCGCAGCCTTCTGCACCAAATGCATACCCAAGTACAGTAGTTGAATCATTGGATATGGCTAAGAATGGACACAACATTGTAAGCCTTGCTGAAGACATGAAACATGACGAAGCTGCACAGAAATATTTCAAAAAAGAAATCGAAAAGTGGTTAAACACTGGACTGTTTGCAAAAAAGTAAAATTTTAACACAAACATAAAGCGGCTGTAAGCCGCATTCTATAAGGGTTCCATAATATATAAATATTATGGAACCTT